GCTTTAGAAAAACAGATTGTAATTAAAAATTATAATTCTAATTATCAATTTTCATTAATATCTGATTTAGGAGAGCAGTTTTATTATGATGTTGGTTATCCTACTTTAACTTGTTTAATGAATGGAGAACAAATAAAAGATACGGGTAATTATGAATTCTCTTGGATTACTGTTGATAGTATAGGCGGTTTTAGTAATCTTGAAGAGACGACCGCGGAAAATGAAGAATATAATAACGCAGTTAAGAATAAAAAAAATTTAGAAAAAGCTATTAGTGATGGTACAAAGTATTACGAAGTTGTAAAGGATGAATTAGACAGATATAATGCTGTTATAGAGAAATATAATACAATAACAAGAGTAGAAAAAGATAAGATTATTCATATAGATGTACGCTCTATTACACGAAATAAAACTTATAAATGTGCGGTATATTATATTAGAAATGGAAATAAAACCTTCTTAGGTTCAGCATCAATCACTTTAACTAACTCCTTAGGCACAGAAGGTTCATATACTTTAGTTATTAACAATGGTATACAAACTTTTAAATATAATGAAAATGGAATTAGCCCAGCTTCTAAGTCATTGGAAAAGCCTATCATTTTACAAGCTTTAACTTTTACTATTTATAATAATTTAGGTCAGCCTATTGATGATGAAGTGGCTAAGCACTGTAAAATTAAATGGATTGTTCCTTCTAAAAATACTATGTTAAAGATTTCATCAGATTATAATAATGTTAAAAAAGATGAAGATTTAATCAATAATACAACAACATATAATAATATTACAACTTTGACATATGGTATTGAAGATAAGTATTCTGTTAATAAAGTTAGAAATAATATTCAATTAGCAGTAGAATATAAAGAGATGAATTTAATTGCGGAAACTAACTTTACTTTTGTTAAAGAAGGAGAGTCTGGAACAAATGGGACTGACATTGTATGTAAAATAGTTCCAAATGTTGAAGATGGAAAACCTATTCCAGTATATCCAATTCTTACTAAAAGTGGTGCTACTTATAGTTTTAATTTTGAGAAGAAAAATAATGCAGAATCAAATTTTAAAATTGAAATATGGAAAGATGGAGAAATAGTTTTTAGCGGAAGTACTACGTCAGGTAATACGACAGTAGTTTGGAGCGTATTAAAAAATAAATATGGACTTGATTATGGGAATTCTAGCGGTACAGATTATTCTTTTATACAAATTAATGCTCAAAATGGAAATGTTACTGAAGCGGTTACTGGAAAAGAGCCTTTAGCTTGGGGTCGCCTAGGAGTTGCTAATATTATAAAAGCTACAGTAAAATATGATGGAGTAACTTATTATGTTACTATGCCAATC